GACTAGAGCTGCCGGCTGGTAAGTGGAATGCACAGTACCAACAGGAACCGACATCCGAAGAGGGTGCGATTATTAAGCGGGAGTGGTGGAAACTGTGGGAGCCGGAGAAACCGCCCCGGTGTGAGTTTGTGATACAGAGCTGGGACACGGCGTTTACAAAATCTGAGCGGGCCGACTATTCTGCTTGTACGACCTGGGGAGTGTTTTACTTAAACGAAAACCCCAATGATCCCAATGTGATTTTGCTCGATGCATATAAGAAGCGCATGGAGTTTCCTGAGCTGAAGGAAAAGGCGTTTAACTACTACAAGGAGTGGGAGCCAGATGCATTTATCGTTGAGGCCAAGGCTTCTGGCGCGCCGTTGATATTTGAATTGAGGGCGATGGGCATCCCTGTACAAGAGTTTACGCCAAGCAGGGGTAATGATAAGATGGTCAGGATCAATTCTGTATCTGATTTGTTTGCAAGTGGAAAGGTCTGGGCGCCAGCAACAAGATGGGCAGACGAGCTGATAGAAGAGATGGCCGCCTTTCCAAACTCGGACCACGATGACTTGGTTGACTCCAGCACACAAGCGCTGATCAGGTTCAGGAAGGGTGGATTTTTGCGTCTACAGACAGACGAGGAAGACGAGCCTCTTAAGTTTAGACGCAAGATGGCTTATTATTAAGGACGATCATGATTGACAAAAGCCTATACGAAGCACCAGCCGGTTTAGAAACCCTAGACGCAGGTGAGCCCGACATTGAAATTGAAGTTGTCGACCCCGAAGAGCTCAATGTAAAGATAGGCGATACAGAGATATCGTTGGGAGCGGAGGAAGATGACACGTTTGATGAAAACCTGGCCGAGACTTTACCCGACGACGTTATCCAAGAGATAGTCTCTGACCTATTAGCCGACTACGAGGACGATGTAGCTTCCAGGAAAGACTGGATGCAGACCTATGTTGACGGTCTTGAGCTTTTAGGAATGAAAATAGAAGAGCGCGCGGATCCTTGGATTGGCGCTTGCGGCGTCTACCACCCACTCTTGTCTGAAGCACTGGTTAAGTTCCAGGCTGAGATCATGATGAGCACTTTTCCGGCGGCCGGCCCGGTAAAAACACAAATTATTGGCAAAGAAACACCGGAAAAGAAGGATGCAGCCGCTCGAGTTCAAGATGATATGAACTACGAACTGACTGATCGGATGGTTGAGTTCCGCCCAGAGCACGAAAGAATGCTATGGGGCTTGGGTTTATCGGGCAATGCGTTCAAGAAAGTGTACTTTGACCCCGTAAAAGACCGACAAACGTCGATTTTTGTGCCGGCAGAGGACATTGTTGTGCCTTATGGCGCCTCGGATATCGAAACATCCGACCGCGTTACCCACGTTATGCGCAAAACAGAGAACGAATTGCGTAAATTACAGGTTGATGGCTTCTATATAGATGAAAACCTGGGTGAACCAGAGAACAATCTGGACGAAGTAGAGAAAAAAATTGCCGAGAAAATGGGATTCCGGGCAACTACAGACGACCGGTACAAGATTCTTGAGATGAACGTGAACCTGGACCTAGAAGGCCATGAGCACGAAGATGAAGACGGAGAACCCACTGGAATTGCACTCCCTTACATCGTTACCATTGAAAAAGGGAGCGAGAAATGCTTGGCCATCCGCCGGAATTGGCGTCCAGAGGATAAGAAAAACACCAAGCGCCAGCATTACGTCCATTATGGATATGTGCCAGGGTTTGGCTTCTACTGTTTTGGCTTAATCCATTTAATTGGGGCTTTTGCCAAGTCTGGAACCTCTATCCTGCGCCAGCTGGTGGACGCCGGTACTCTATCCAACCTTCCGGGCGGTTTTAAGACTCGCGGTCTTCGGACTAAAGGGGACGATACACCCATCGGACCGGGTGAGTGGCGCGATGTTGACGTTCCAAGCGGAGCGATCAAAGACAACATCATGGCTTTGCCCTACAAGGAGCCAAGCCAGGTTCTGGCCGCGTTGCTTGACAAGATTGTTGACGAAGGCCGTCGCTTTGCTTCGGCTGCTGACATCCAAGTTGCAGATATGTCGGCCAACTCACCGGTGGGAACCACGCTGGCCATCCTGGAACGCTCGCTCAAAGTCATGACCGCCGTACAGGCGCGCATCCATTACTCTTTCAAACAAGAGTTGTGTTTGCTCAGAGATATCATCAGAGACTACACCCCGCCAGACTATGCCTATGAGCCGGTTGAGGGTAAGAAGACAGCCAAGCGCGCTGACTATGATTTGGTTGATGTCATTCCTGTCAGTGATCCCAACGCGGCCACCATGGCGCAGAAGATCGTCCAGTACCAGGCTGTTATTCAACTGTCCCAACAAGCCCCGCAGATATATGACTTGCCGCAGCTGCACCGCCAGATGCTCGATGTCCTGGGTATCAAGAATGCAGAGAAGCTGGTTCCCCTGGAAGATGATGAAAAGCCCAAAGACCCGGTGACTGAGAACATGAACGCACTCAAGGGTAAACCCATGAAGGCGTTTATTTATCAGGATCATGACGCCCACATCATGGTTCACCAGTCATTCATGCAAGACCCCAACATCACTAAGACGATTGGCCAGAACCCACAGGCCAACCAGATCATGGCGGCTTTGCAGGGACATATTGCAGAACATCTTGGGTATCACTATCGCAATGAGATTGAGAAACAGATGGGCGTCACCATGCCCAGCCCTGAAGATCAATTGCCACCAGAAGTCGAAGCCGAACTCTCTAAGCTTATTGCTACCGCAAGTCAACAGCTGCTGCAAGAAAACAAAGGCGAAGCTGCACAGGCACAAGCGCAAGAGCAGGCCAAAGATCCTTTGGTACAGATGCAAATGAAGGAATTGCAGATAAAAGAAAAAGATGTGCAGATCAAGGAGCAGAAGGCGCAGCTCGACGCCCAGGCCAAGCAGGCACAGATTGCAAACGAGTCCACCCGCATTGCCAATCAAAAGGAAATCGACTTTGCCCGCATCCAGGCAGACATGTCCAAGCAGTCTGGCTCTTTGGAGCAGCAAAGAATGTCTCTAGAACAGCAAAGAACAATGGAAAGAACGCGAATGAATTTGGATTTGGCCAAGACCACAGCCCAGCTGCGGTCACAACAGAACAAGCCTAAACAATGATTGACAAGTACCTAGAACACTTGACCTCTAAGGTCAATGACAAAGTTTTGCAACTCCAAGAAGCTATGGGTGACGGTAACGCCGCCGACTTTGCGGAGTACAAAAAGATGTGCGGAGAGATTAAAGGTCTTCTCACTGCGCGTTCCTACATCAAAGACCTACAGGAAAGAATAACCAACAATGACGACGACACCTGACATTTTGTTTGCCACCAACCCTGACAATCCCGTTGTAATTGGCAGCTCACAAAAGACAGAAGAAGAAAAGGCATCTCAACTTCCCAAGCCCGCTGGCTACAAAATCCTGTGTGCAATTCCTGAACAGGAAAAAGAGTACGAGGGAGACATTGGGATTATCAAAGCAGACGAAACCATGCGATACGACGAGCTGCTGACTACAGTCTTGTTTGTGGTTGACCTGGGGCCAGACTGCTATATGGACAAGGCAAAGTTTCCAACTGGGCCTTGGTGTCAAAAGGGTGATTTTGTGTTGACTAGACCCCACGCAGGCTCACGTTTACAAATTCACGGCCGAGAATTCCGCATCATTAACGACGATTCAGTCGAAGGTGTTGTCGAAGACCCGCGCGGTATCAAACGCAAATAAGGAGCGTACATGTCAAGATTTGGCGGAGAATATAAATTCCCAGATGAACTGGAAGAAAACAAGGTGGACGACGAGATCGAATTAGAGATCGAAGACGACACCCCGGAGGAAGACCGGAACAAAGACCCGCTTCCCAAGGAAGTTAAAGAGGAGCTTTACAACGATGAGCTGGAGGACTACTCAGCCAAAGTAAAGAAAAAGCTGGTCCAACTCAAAAAGCTGGCACATGACGAGCGCCGGGAAAAAGAAGCGGCTATGCGCGAGCAGCAAGAGGCCGTTAACCTGACCCAGCGTGTCATTGAGGAGAACAAGCGCCTCAAAGCCACTCTGAATAACAGCGAAAAGAATGTACTCAGCTCCATCCAAAGAGCAGTAGACCTCGAGCTGGATGCAGCCAAAAAAGCCTACCGTGAGGCTTATGATTCCGGGGATACTGACCGGGTCATGGAGGCCCAAGAGCGCCTGACCGAGGTATCGCTGAAAAAAGACAAAGTCAAAAACTTTAAGCCACCACCTTTACAGACGCAAGAATATGAGGTACAAACGGCACCAAGACAACCCGAGCCCATCGCTGTTGACCCAAATGCCCAAAACTGGCAAAAGCGGAATCAGTGGTTTGGCGAGGACAAGTTGATGACAGGCATGGCCATAGCCCTGCACGAACAACTTAAAGAAGAGGGTGTTGTCCTCTCTTCACAAGAGTATTACCGCCGCATTGATGAAACGATGCGACATAGGTTCCCAGAGAAATTTGAGAACGAAAAGCCCGAGGGAACTCGCGGCACAAGACCTAGCTCGGTGGTGGCGTCAGCCAGCCGCAGCACAGCATCAAAGCGAGTTCGATTGAGCACAAGCCAAATGAGCCTTGCTAAAAAACTTAACTTAACTCCTGAGCAATATGCCAAAGAGTTACTCAAATTGGAGGCCTAAATGGCTGAAAACAGAAAACCAAGAGAACTCGCCGAGCGAGTAATCACAGAGCGCCCTAAACAGTGGCAACAAGCTGAACTGCTTCCTGAGCCGGACAAACAGCCAGGATATGCTTACAGATGGATTCGGGTATCAGTCTTAGATAAAGCTGACCAGCGCAACATTACCGGCAAGCTCCGGGAAGGTTGGGAGCCGGTGGCGATTGAAGAGCAGCCTAAGTTTCAGTTCATGATCGACCCCGATAGTCGATTTAAAAATAATATCGAAATAGGTGGGCTTTTGCTTTGCAAGTCACCAGAAGAGTTTATGCAACAACGCGATGCACACTTCGCAAAAGTTACACAGGCTCAGACGGATGCTGTAGACAATAGCCTAATGCGTCAAAGTGACCCGAGGATGCCGCTCTTCCGAGAGAACAAATCTTCGACGACCTTTGGCAAGGGTGTTTAATTCAAGGAGTCCTTAAATGGCTTATCCCGTTGTATCAGCTCCATATGGGCTGCTGCCACAGAACTTGATTGGTGGTCAAGTATTTGCGGGTTCAACTCGCATGTACCCCATCCAATACGGTTACTCGACCAGCATCTTCTATGGTGACTATGTCGTTCTGTCTCGTGGTTTTGTAACCCGAGCCACAGTCGATACCGGCACTTCTCTTAACCAGAGCGTTGGTATTTTCTTGGGCTGTACATACACCAACCCCACAACCAAGCAAAAGTTGTTCTCTCAATATTGGCCCGCAAGCACCACCGCTGGTGACTGTCAAGCCTATATTTATGATGATCCTGATGCTGTGTTCAAGGCTGTTGTGTGTTCTGCAACTACCGCTGTCGCTTCTGGCGCATTGGCAATGGTTGGCACTAACCTGTCAGGCATTGACAATACTGGTAGCACAACTACTGGTAATTCTGCTAACGCAGTTCTGGCTCCTGTTGCCACTCCTGTCACCACTACTCTGCCTTTACGCATGATTGGTGTTGTGCCGGATACGCAAGTTGCGCTCGGTACAGCTACTTTCAGTGCGGGTACAACTACCCTGACCGTCAGCGCACTGCCTTACGCGTTGCCAATTGGTACGGACGTTTCTGTGTTGACCACCAGTGGTCAAGTTGCACAGACAGGTTCTTTTGTGAAAACCGCAGCAGCTGCCGGCGCAACTTCAGTTGTGTTGAACCAAGCCGCTACATTCACATTGAATTCTGGTGTTTACACATCGACTGTGGTGTTCACTCAGTATCCTGAAATCTTGGTTAAATTGAACCAAGGCTTCCATGGTTACTATTCTGCCACTGGCGCTTAAGGAGCAATAAATGGCTATTTCACGCGCACAACTGCTCAAAGAGCTGTTACCTGGACTTAACGCTTTGTTTGGTTTGGAGTACGCCCGCTACGGCGAAGAGCACAAAGAAATCTACGAAACTGAGACTTCTGAGCGTTCTTTTGAAGAAGAAACCAAACTGTCTGGATTCTCTGCTGCACCAGTCAAGAACGAGGGCTCTGCCATCGCTTATGACAATGCACAGGAAGCCTGGACTGCCCGCTACAACCACGAAACCATCGCCCTGGGTTTCTCACTGACCGAAGAGGCCATTGAGGATAACTTGTACGACAGCTTGTCTGCTCGTTACACCAAAGGCCTGGCCCGTGCTATGGCGTACACCAAGCAGGTCAAAGCTGCTGCTATTTTGAATAACGGTTTCTCCGCCAACTTTACTGGTGGCGACAGCGTTGCTCTCTTTAGCACTGCTCACCCGCTGGTTAACGGTGGCACCAACAGCAATCGCCCCTCTACAGCTGCTGACTTGAATGAGACTTCGTTGGAAAACGCAGTTATTCAAATTGCAGCCTGGACAGATGAGCGCGGCCTGTTGATTGCAGCCAAGCCTAAGAAATTGATTGTTCCTCCTGCATTGCAGTTCGTGGCTACCCGTTTGCTGGAAACCAGCTTGCGTGTTGGCACTACCGACAATGATGTAAACGCAATCAAGAACAATGGCTCGATTCCTGAAGGGTATACCCAAAACCACTTCTTGACCGACGTCAATGGTTGGTACCTGACTACCGACGTACCCAACGGTATGAAGCACTTTGTCCGTACTCCGCTGGCTAACAGCATGGACGGCGACTTCGATACCGGCAACGTGCGTTACAAGTCCCGCGAGCGTTATTCGTTCGGTTGGTCTGATCCTCTGGGAATGTACGGTTCCCCTGGTTCGTCCTAATGAGAAGGGGGCCTTGTGCCCCCTTTTCTTTTGGTGTATATTGAAATCATTCCGGGAAACCCGGCGTATCAAACAGTCCCGGCTGACTGTCATGCAAGATTGATACGCTACAACGCATGGAGATATTCTTATGGGATTCGCAACTCACCTTGGCCCTTGGTTGTTGGGCACTGTTAAAAATACAACTGGTACTACCGCAGGCACTATCCGCAATATGGGCGCTACGATTGTTTCTCAGTCGTATACCGCTGCTACAGCCACCATCTTGGCATCCCCTGCCGCAGTGCAGATGTTTACTCTGCCTGCTGGCGCAAAGATTCTTCGCTTTGACATTGAAGTTATTGTTGCTTTAACTGGCGCATCAAACTGCGGTGTCACTATTGGAACATCTGGAACTGCTAACTTCTACATGACTTCTGTCAATAGTGGAACTTCTGCTGTTCAGACTTCACCTGCGACTATTGCCGCTGCAACGCAAGCGGCTAAGACTAACAACGTAGGCGCTACAGACGCAATCATCTACGGTACGTTCACAGCAGCTACTGCTGACGCAACCGCAGGCTCAATTGTGGTTACTGTTGAGTACGTTGTCCGCGATTCTGACGGCTCTGCTAATCCTTCACAGGTTTAATTGATCTTGGGGGCTTCGGCCCCTTTTAAAAGGAGCCTAATATGGCAGTTGTATCGTCAATTACCCGTATGGGTACTATTGAGCCTTGGGAGTTACAAGTTGGTCGTAATCAAATTACGATGCACCAATATGTATTTCAGTTTGGTCAAGCAGCAACCGTAACAACAAATCAAACTGTCTGGGCAACTACGGGCGCTTATGCGTACCTTTCTGCTGCATCAGTGATAAAAATATCCAGCGGTAGTGCCAACGATGCTGCGGCGGGTACAGGCGCAAGGACTGTGTTCATTTCTGGCTTGGATGCTAGCTACAACGTACTTAGCGAAACAGTGACTTTGAATGGTCAGACATCAGTCAATACTGTTGGCAGCTACCTGCGTATCAATGACTTCTATGTAACTTCTTGTGGCTCTGGAAACACTGCTGCTGGCATTATTTACGCAGGTACGGGTACTGTTACGACTGGCATTCCGGCTGTGATCTACTCTTTAATGCCTGTTGGGTATAACGCGCAAACACAAGCAATCTACACTGTTCCTGCGGGGTACACGGCCTACATCTCTAGCTATACATTTACATCCAATAATACAACGGCTAACACCATTTGTTCTGGATTTTTGTATGTCTATAAATCTGGCGCTGCATTCCCAACAATCGAAGCATCTGCGCGGTTTAACGCTGGCAACATCTTTGATCGACACTTTGATTATCCGTTGGCATTCCCTGAAAAGACTGACCTTGAGTTGCGTGTTTCGGCGGGCGCTTCAGGCCAAATGACAGGCGAGATGCACATTCTTCTAATCAAGAATGATTCACAGACTTAATCATGGCTAAATCCCCCGCATGGACGCGCAAGGAAGGCAAGAATCCCAACGGCGGCTTGAACGCCAAAGGGCGAGCCTCTGCCAAGAAGCAAGGGATGAATCTGAAGCCTCCGCAGCCAGAAGGCGGCAGCCGGAAAGATTCATTCTGCGCTCGCATGGAGGGGATGAAGAAGAAGCTTACAAGCACCAAGACCGCAAAAGACCCCGATTCGAGGATTAACAAAAGCCTTCGGGCATGGAACTGCTAGGAGTAAATCATGGATGAAGACTATCAATTACCCAATGTAAATTCTTTCAAAATAAGCAAAGATGCGGCGGGCAATCCTGTTTATATGCACAACAATGTTCCTGTATCTAAGGATGTTTTTGATCAAAGAAACACCCAAGCAACAGCCGAACAAAATCAAATGATGAAGCCAGATGCGTTTGATTCTCAGTTTGACGACATGAGGGCAAAAGCTCTTGCAATGAAAAAACCAATCAAAAAAGCAAAAGGTGGAGCAATTAAAAGCTCGGCCTCCAGGCGCGGCGACGGCATTGCCCAGCGCGGCAAAACCAAAGGTAGGATGTGCTGACATGGATATCAACACAATTTGGTCTGCTGGCCTTTCAGCGTTGCTTGGCGGCTTTTGGTTTTTCATTCGTGAGAAGTTGGAAGATGTCAAGCGAGTTGAACGGCTTCTCAACATAACCCGCGAGGAGGTTGCCCGTGATTCAGCTACTAAAGCAGAAGTTGCAAGACTTACTGACCACATTGACCAGCGCTTTAACAAACTTGAAGCAAAAATTGACCAGCTTATTCAAGCGGGGAAGTAATGCCAAGCAAGAGTAAAAAGCAACACAATTTCATGGAAGCAGTGGCCCACTCGCCATCGTTTGCCAAGAAGGTTGGAGTCCCACAATCTGTGGGCAAGGATTTTTCAACTGCCGATAAAGGCAAAACTTTTAAAAGAGGTGGTGACATGGCTACAAAGAAAATGGCTGCATTTGAGAAGTCTGGTAAAGACATCGAAAAAAAAGGCATGAAAGAAGGCTCTAAGGCTGATATGGCTATGGACAAGATGCAAATGATGGGTATGAAAAAAGGTGGCAAGACCAAGAAAATGGCTATGGGCGGTATGACTGCTCCCATGCCTCCCGGCGCTGCGCCAGCTGGCGCTCCTATGGACCCCCGTAAGGCAGCCATGATTGCCCAGGCAATGCGAGCCCGCCGCCCAGGTATGGCGGCTGCTGCGGCCCCAATGCCTCCTGCTGCTCCTGGAATGAAAAAGGGTGGTGCGGTTTATACCCGTGCAGCTGATGGCGTTGCCACTCGCGGCAAAACCAAAGGCACCCAGATCAAAATGGCCAAGGGCGGCGGCACCAAGAAATATTGTTAATTTGACTATAACAGCAGTTACAGTGGAGTGATCATGTACGAAGAAGACCTGGAAAAAACCAAAGAAGCGCCAAAAGAACCTGATGATGCATCAGCTGGTCGCAAGTTCAAAAAGAACGAACCTAACGTACCTGAACAGCCTGGCCAAGACATTCGCGTCGACGGCAAGCCTGTAAAGAAAATGGCCAAGGGTGGTACAGCCTCTTCGCGCGCTGATGGCATCGCCCAACGCGGTAAAACGCGCGGCACCATTGTTATGTGCGGTGGTGGCAGAGCATGAGAGTCAGTCGAGGAATGGGGGATATCAACCCTTCCAAAATGCCCGGGCCTAAAAAAAGAGCTCGTAGGGATAGCACTGACTTTACTGAATATGCCAAAGGTGGCCAGGTTTGGGACAAGCCTCGGCCAGAGGGTCTAGGAACTCCAAAGAAACTGTCTTCAAGTAAAAAAGCTAAGGCTAAGGCTGCGGCCAAAGCAGCTGGCCGCCCTTATCCTAATTTGATTGACAATATGAGGATGGCTAAATGAGCACTACAGGTTCAACCGCATTTAACATGGACTTCACGGAGCTTGCTGAAGAAGCTTGGGAACGTGCTGGCCGTGAGATGCGTAGTGGATATGACTTGCGAACAGCGCGCCGGTCGATGAACCTGATGACCATTGAGTGGGCAAATCGCGGGTTAAATATGTGGACCATCGAGCAAGGCATGTTTACCATGACGCCTGGTCTAAACACATACGCCCTGCCATCTGACACCATAGACCTGTTAGACCATGTTATTCGCACCGGTGCCAATGTGGCCTCTACCCAGGCTGACCTGAGCATTACCAGGATCAGCGTGTCAACCTATGCCACTATCCCAAATAAGCTGACCCAAGGGCGCCCTATTCAAGTGTGGGTGCAACGTATGTCTGGTGAAGTTAACCCCACCGACCTGGCCTTAAACGGCGCATTAACAGCTACTGATACAACAATTACGTTGGACTCTGTTGTTGGCTTGGCGGCCTCTGGATACATCCGACTAGATACTGAAGACATTTACTACACCTACATTGATGGCAACTCTTTGGGTGGTGTATTTCGTGCGCAGAACAACACAACGGCAGCAACACACATAACCTCGACAGCTGTTTATGTTCCGCAGCTGCCCGCTGTAACTGTTTGGCCAACCCCAGATTCATCACAGACTTACCAGTTTGTTTATTTCCGCTTGCGTCGGATTCAAGATGCTGGTAGCGGTATCCAGACCCAAGACATGAACTTCAGGTTCTTGCCGTGTATTGCTGCCGGCTTGGCTTACTACATAGCCATGAAGCAGCCTGAGCTGGCTGGCCGCATGGATATGCTTAAAGCGATCTACGACGAACAGTTCAACCTAGCAGCAGGCGAAGACCATGAGAAAGCCACCTTGCGATTGGTGCCGCGCATGGCCTTTATTGGCGGCGGTGCTATTTAATGACAACGCCATACGCATCAGGTAAATACTCGATTGCTGAGTGTGATCGGTGCGGGCAGAGATATAAACTCAAACAGCTTAAAGTTGAGATCATCAAGACAAAACTGTACCAGCTGAAGGTTTGCCAATCCTGTTGGGATCCTGACCAGCCTCAGTTGCAGCTTGGCATGTATCCAATCAATGATCCACAGGCTATTTATCAGCCAAGACCGGATACCACCTATGTGGCAGCCGGGGTTAATTTGAGCGGATATCCAACCGGCGGATCGCGGGATATTCAGTGGGGATGGGCGCCAGTTGGTGGCGCGCAGCAATTTGACAGCGTTTTGACGCCAAACTACTTGGTGGCAACGGCAAGTGTTGGTACAGTCGCTATATCGGTAACATAGGAGTTTAAAATGGACAAGAAACAAGTAAAGCAAATCGCTGATGTTGAGGCTAAAAAAATGGTGAAGGGTCACGAAAGCCGTATGCACAAAATGGCAAAAGGCGGCGTAACCACTGACCAAATGAAAGCTGTTGGGCGTAATATGGCCCGCGCTAAGAATCAAGGGAGCAAGTAATGGCCAAGTTCAGCGACAAACGAATGGGTAAAGAAGTTGGTGACGCTCGCGTCTACGCAAAGCCCCACACCATGTCTGGTGGCCCTGCTAAGACAGATGTGCCCACAGAAAGTGGTGCGCAATTCATGACCCAGATGAACCCGTCAGTTGGCGGTATCAGCAAGGGAAATTACCCAGCTACCAAAACCGAAGGCATTAAGATGCGCGGTACTGGTGCGGCTACCAAGGGTGTGATGTCTAAAGGCCCAATGGCTTGAGGTTTACATGACATACGATGAACTGGTCACCGCTGTTCAGGATTACTGCGAAAACACGTTTACAAATACTCTGGCCCAGCCGGATATGGATACGATGATTCGGCAGGCGGAGCAGCGCATTTTTAACTCTGTCCAGGTATCGTATTTCAGAAAGAACATGACCGGCGTTTTAACAAACGGCAATAAGTACTTGTCAACGCCTGCTGACTTCTTGTCAACCTATTCAATTGCCGTTATTGAAAACTATGGAACCAGCCAAGAGACGTACACGTTCTTGCTGAACAAAGATGTCAACTTCATTCGTGAAGCGTACCCTGGCCCAACTGATACCGGGCTTCCCAAGCACTATGCCATTTTTGGCCCAACTACAACAGGTGCCACTCCTCCTGTTATTACAAATGAACTGACGCTCATTCTTGGTCCAACGCCAGATGCGACATACCATGTTGAGTTGCATTACTACTATTACCCAGAGTCTATTGTTGACTCGGTAGATGGCCATACATGGCTGGGTGACAACTTCGACATTGCGCTCTTTACCGGCACCTTGATGGAGGCAATCACCTACATGAAGGGTGAGCCTGATCTGGTTGCGTTGTACAAAACGCGGTACGAAGAGGCAATGTTCCTGCTCAAGAACTTGGGTGATGGCAAACAACGTATGGATGCATACCGAGATGGCCAGGTTAGGAATCCAGTCATATGACAATTGTTCAAACCCAAACCACCAGCTTCAAGAAGGAGCTCTATCAAGGCATACACGATCTGACTACAGATGTACTCAAGATCGCTTTGTACACAGCCAATGCGGATTTGAATGCGAGTACAACAGCTTACAGCTCATCCAATGAAATTACGGGAACTGGATATGTAGCTGGCGGCAAACTTATTCAGAATGTAGTGGTCAGTTCAGAAAACTACACCGCTTATGTGAGCTTTGATAATCCATATTGGAACCCGGCCTCATTCACAACCAGGTGTGCATTGATCTACAACGTTACAAAAGCCAATAGGTCTATTGCCGTCTTAGACTTTGGGTCAGACAAGACTTGTACAGCTACATTCCTCATCACGATGCCGGCAAACACGGCAACAACAGCACTTATCAGGAGTTCAAATTGATCGTAACTACAACCAAAGGCGACATGGATGACTCATTGCTGGAGAAGCGCGAGGGTACCGTGGACAACGATAACGAGATGACCACATGGACTGAATACTGGCTGGATGGCGAGCTTGTCCATCGGTCTGCCCATGTAACACTGAAAAAGATGCCCGTCTTTGGTGGCGGCGAAACCCAAGTAATTGGCTAAAGGAGAAATAAAGTGGCAAATACCCAATCAATGTGTACTTCGTTCATGGGCGAGTTGATGCTCGGTCAGCACCAGCTTGGCACTTCAACCCTTGTATCCCGTACAAGTTTGACTGCACCAACTACAGACACTGTCAAGGCGGCCTTGTTCCTTACATCAGCAACTATCAATGCAGCGACTACGGTATATGCCGCTACTGGAGAGGTTTCTGGTACGGGCTATACCGCTGGTGGTGTGACGGTAACGAATGCTACGGCTCCAACTTCAACTAATAGTTCTGCAACTGCTGGTGTGGCGTACTGGACTCCTTCTGCATCAATTACCTATACCACGGTAACGTTGACCACGGCGTTTGATACTGTGTTGTTGTACAACTTTACACAGTCTCTCAAGGCTATCAGTGTCCACACGTTTGGCTCGCAGACCATTACGGCTGGCACTTTTACCTTGACGATGCCATCGAACACCACATCAACCGCTTTATTGCGTTTGGCAACTACTTAAGGGTAGGTCATGTCTCTCGGCTGGGGCGACAGCACTTGGGGCGCAAACGGCTGGGGCGGCACTCTTGATATAACGGGGGATGTAGCAACAGGAACCGTAGGGACGGTCACGCCTAATCGGACTGTTGCTTTAACGGGCAATGCTGCTGCGGGTTCTGTTGGAACAGTTGTCCCAAGTCAGTCCTCGGCAGAAACCGGGGATGTTGCGACTGGTGCGGTTGGGACGGTAGCACCTGTTTTTACAATTGCTTTGACAGGTGTTTTGGCAACAGGAGCCGTTGGTACTGTTGTTCACAGCAAAGATGTTGTTCTGACAGGCAACTTGGCAAGTGGTGATGTAGGCACGGTTTCTCGGGGAGCCACATTATTGGCTTTGACGGGGGTGGAGGCTTCAGGCTTGGTGGGTACTGTTACCCACGGCAAAGAAGTTGTGCTAACTGGAAATGTGGCGGCAGGTGCAGTAGATACGGTTGTCCAGAGTGCTTCGGCTGCTCTGACGGGTGTTGAGGCACTGGGGGTTGCAAATGCGGTTATTGTTCCGATTCCAAGCAATCAAGCAGATGGTGCAGTTGGGTCGGTAGGTTATGAGCTGGTCATTGAGTTGACTGGTAACGTTTCCACTGGAGCTGTTGGATCGGTGGCTGCACCAAGGACATTTGGCCTGACCGGAAATCAGGCGCAGGGATATGTTGGATCATTGGTCGCCGTGTACTGGAAGTTGATTGACGATAGTCAGACGGCGAACTGGGCGACAATATCTGATACACAAACGGCGAACTGGGCGAATGTAGATGACAGCCAGACCGCAAACTGGCAAAATATCAGCAACCCGCAGACTCCCGGCTGGTCGCTGATTGATGACACGCAAACCCCGAATTGGGAAGAAATTGAGGTAACAACATGACGACAGCATATACATCACTCTTAGGACTGGCCTTACCCGTTACGGGCGAATTATCAGGGACGTGGGGTGATACTGTAAACAATAGTATTACCTCTTTGCTTGATTCAGCCATTGCGGGTACTACCACCTTAAGCACTGACGCAGATGTCACTCTGACAACCACCACAGGGGCCGCTAACACCGCACGGGAAGCTATCCTGTTGTGTTCGGGTGCAAGGACAGTGTTACGCACAATTACTGCGCCAGCTCAGTCCAAGATTTACACCATCATCAACGCAACCACGGGTGGCTTTGCTGTCAAGATCGTGGGTGTTGGCCCGACAACTGGCCTGACCATACCGAACGGTTCAAGTGCTGTTGTTGCATGGAACGGCTCTGACTTTATTGAAGTTGGTTCTTCTACTGTTGGTAACTTTACTGTCAATGGAAACCTGACCGTCACTGGAACATCTACGCTGACCGGCGCAGTTACTGCACAAGGACTCACCGTAGGTAAGGGTGCTGGTGCTGTTGCTACCAACACGGCTTTGGGCGTAAGTGCTTTAGCGGCAAATACAACGGGAACCCAAAATACCGCAGTTGGTTACCAAGCTCTTACCGCAACCACCACTACTAACGGCAACATTGGTGTTGGTTATCAAGCTGGCACTAGCAATACTACAGGAACAGTTACTGCTATTGGTGACCGTGCTCTTTCAGCTAATACAACTGGAGCGTCTAATACGGCTGTTGGTAGTTTGGCGTTAAGAAACAATTTAACTGGGTCGCAAAATACAGCTTTTGGTGCTGATGCGGGGTCAGCAACTACTGGTGACAATAATACATTTATTGGCAAATCAGCGGGAACTGCAAATACAAGTGGCGCACAAAATACCGTATTGGGTTCAGTTGCTTTATTTACAAACACCACTGGCTCTAGCAATACAGCCATTGGTGAAGAAGCACTTCGCCTCAACACCACCGCCTCTAACAACACTGCTGTAGGTTATCAATCTTTATACACAAATACCACTGGAACCGCAAATACCGCTTTGGGTATGCAGACTCTCCAATCAAACACAACAGGTTCATATAGCACCGCTATTGGTCAGTTGGCCCTACAAAGCAATACAACAGGTTCTAATGTTGCTATTGGTCAAGCAGTAATGCAGTTTAATACTACAGGTAATGGTAACGTAGCAATTGGTGGCTATGACGGTACAGCAACGCAAACTTTAAAATCAAACACTACTGGAAATGCTAACGTCGCAGTTGGTTTTGGCGCATTAACTGCCAACACCACAGCCTCTAGCAACACCGCTGTAGGTTATCAGGCGGGGTATAGCACAACAACCGCCGCAAGCAATTGCTACTTTGGATACCAAACTGGCTATACGTTAACCGCATCAAGCGGAGGAAATACTTTTATTGGGCTTCAGGCTGGCTATACTTTTAATAGTGCATCTAATGGTTTTCATGTAATGCTTGGGTATCTTGCTGGATATGGAGTTACCACAGGTTTATCTAATACATTCCTTGGCGCTAATGCTGGATACGGTGTCACCACAGGTGGGAAGAACGTCATCATTGGTGCATATCAAGGTGCTGCCGCACCCATCTCTGCTACTGGTAGCAACTACATTGTGCTGTCTGATGGTGATGGTAATGTCAGACAGACCATAGACTCCAGCGGTAATATAACGACTGGTTCTACTAGTGCAACTTTTGCTGGTAGTACGTTTAGATTTAGCATTACAGAAGGTTCAACCTATGCTCCATTCGGAATAAATAATAATGCGGCTGGCACAGGTGCAAGTAATGTTGCAATTTTTGCAAGAAATGGAACTTTAACAGGTTCAATTTCAGTAACTGGAACAGCAACTACTTATGGAACTTCATCAGATTACCGCTTAAAAGAAGACATCACGCCAATGACAGGCGCACTGGCAAAGGTTGCCCTACTCAAGCCTTGCACATACAAGTGGAAAACGGATGGCTCTGACGGCCAAGGTTTTATTGCACATGAATTGCAAGCAATTGTTTCTGATTGCGTCACAGGAGAAAAAGATGCTGTGGATGAAAACGGAAATCCTAAGTACCAAGGCATTGACACCAGCTTCTTGGTCGCCACGCTCACAGCCGCCATCCAAGAACAACAAGCCCTCATCACCGCCCTGACAGCACGAATCACAGCACTTGAATCCACTTAACCATAAAGGAGCTTAAAAATGGAAAATGAAATCACAGCAGAACAAATTGCACAGCACTACTCTGCCGCAATGGACTCAGTCAACTTGATAAACGGCGGTCAGCCCGAAGGCATGACTGATGCTGATTGGGCAGATTGCTTGTCACGCAACAAAGAGCATCTGGTCATCATGCTGGCTAAGGACTACTGGACAACAGAAGACCTGACACCACTGCGTACAGCATCAGCATAAGGGGTATTCACCGCTGCCCCATCTCAGCGGTGCTTTGGAGAAAACCATGAACGACAAAAAAATTGAACTCACCCTTGGCCTTGTCAACGCCGTCATGCAGTATCTGGGTACACGCCCTTATGCTGAAGTAGCAGACATGATTCAAGCCATTCGGGAGCAAGCCATCCCCCAAGTGCCAATGCCTGAAACCAAAGCTGAAGAAGCTGCGGAGTAATCATTGATCCCATCAGTCTTCTTTTCGCCGCCAACGCCTGTGTCGCTGCTATCAAGCAGGGATGCAAGCTATATAAAGATGCCAAAACGTCTTTTGTGGAGGTCAAGAAGACTGTTGATGAGATTGTCTCTGATGCAAAGCAGGTTCGCAGTTTTTGGCAAAAGCTCTTCGGAACAGACCCCGAACCAGCCAGCCCCAAGCCTGTGGCGAAAAAGAGGGAGAAGTTCGTTGCCGTTGACGAAACCCAAGTCATGGCAGACATCGTTGGGCAGCTTACAAAGCTGTTCAAGCTTGAAGAGCAGCTAGCAACGCACATCCGGGAGGAAGAAGAAAAGTCCAAAAACGTTTATGACCCCGATGCCAACTTGATGGAATCTGCGCTGCAACGAGTGATGGCGCAGCAGCAGATGGCAGAACTGATTGTGACGGTCAGAGAGACGATGGTGTACCAATCCCCGCCTGAGATGGGTGCGTTGTACAGCAAAGTGTTTGAGATGCGGGAAGTCATTCAGGAAGAACAGGAGCAAGCAAGGCTGAAACAAGAAGCGCAGCAGAGGTACAAGCTATGGCAACGGCGGGAAAAGCAAAGAAGCTTCCAAGCAAAGTCAGCGTACCTAGTAGCGACTACTATATTCCTCCTGTATCTTTGGGCGTGGCTCCTGCTGCTGAATCGGTGGGAGAAGACATAGTGGGATGGATTGCTGCTTTAGTGTTGGTCGGGCTGATGCTGCCGCTTCTGGGGCTTTTGTATGTGGACATACTGGAAGCCAAGCATGAGGTTAAGGCGCAGGTAGAGAAGGTAGAGAAACTCAGGCGAGAGCTTGAACAGAAAGAACGGGAAAAATAATGTTGCCAATACTTGCATCCCTCCTCGGTAGCCTTGCTGAAAATGGGCTTGGCCTGTTGTCATCTGCCATTCAAGCCAAAGGCAAAGAAGTCGTTGAAAACACGCTTGGCGTGAAGATTCCAGACAATCCAACGCCGGAAGATGTATCCAAGCTGCGCCAGCTTCAGTTTGACCACGAAGAAAAACTTCTTGAACTGGGCATAGAAAAAGCCAAGCTGGAGTTGGCTGAAATGGAAATGTTTGCCAAGGCTGCGCAAAGTGATGCGGATAACGTCACAGACCGCTGGCAAGCCGACATGAGCAGCGATAGCTGGCTGTCCAAGAACATCCGCCCTATGTCTCTGATTGCCATCTTCTGCGGGTACTTTCTGTTTGCCATGATGTCGGCGTTTGGTTTAAATGCCAATGAGTCCTACGTTTCCTTGCTTGGACAGTGGGGAATGCTTATCATGGGCGCATACTTCGGTGGCAGAACCATCGAAAAGCTGGCTGAACTGAAAGGCAAAAAATGAAGGCAAAACTAACTTTTTTTGTAACGCTGATGGTCAGCTTCACTTTGTGCGTTGTCATCATCAGCATGGTTGGCGTTTTAATGATGGGCTTGTTTGACGAAAAAGTGGACAACGCTGAAATCTTCAAACTGATTAGCCCGGCATTTCAAACCATTGTGGGCGGGTTTATTGGGTTGTTGGCTGGCGTGAAACTGTCCCATGATGAGGAAGAAAAATGAGCTTAAGCACTGAACAAGCCGCATTCCTGCTGGATGCTTGCAAACTCATCACCTATGCCACGGAGCAAGGTTTTGTGGTCACAGGCGGGGAACTTGCCCGTACACCTGAGCAGCAAGCCATCTACTTCAAGACAGGTCGTTCTAAGACTATGAAGTCCATTCACCTCAAACGATGCGCCATAGACTTGAACTTCTTCAAGGATGGGAAGATAATCTGGGACAAGGCGACCATTGCACCGCTGGGCGCATACTGGGAGTCATTGAACATCAAAAACCGCTGGGGCGGGAACTTCTCCAATCTTGTGGACTGCCCTCACTTTGAACGCAACGTGGGTTAAAAATGCCGCTCAAAAAACTATCACTCCGGCCTGGTGTAAACAGGGAGAACACCCGCTATACCAATGAGAACGGGTGGTATGAGTCCGAGAAGGTTCGGTTCCGCCAGGGTACACCAGAGAAGATTGGCGGCTGGCAGCGGTTCAGCTCATCCACCTTTGTGGGAGCCTGTCGCTCCTTATGGAATTGGGTTACTTTAGGCTATTTAAACTTAATTGGCGTTGGCACAAACCTAAAGTTTTACATTGAGAGCGGTGGCGTCTATAACGATATCACTCCTTTGCGGGCCACTGTTGCACTGGGCGCCAGCCCATTTTCCACTCAAATCAACTCTACCACTGTTACAGTCACTGACGCTGCCGGAGGATTTTTGACCGGCGACTTTGTTACATTTTCTAATGCATCAACTGTTGCCGGACTTGATCTAAATGGAGAGTATCAACTAACACTTGTCAGCTTAACAACCTACACAATAACCGCGTCTAGTCAAGCAAGTGCAACAACAACCGGCGGAGGATCAGGTGTTTTGGCCGCCTATCAGATTCATGTGGGTGCCGAGTATGCCGTGCCCCTATCTGGCTGGGGAGCTGGCGCTTGGGGCTCTGGTACTTGGGGTATAGGTACAACAACGGCCAATCCATTACGGCTATGGAGCCAATACAACTTTGGCGAAGATTTGGTATTTGGCTACCAAGGCGGCCCTATTTATTATTGGAATGCTACATATGGAGTGGTTCCCACCACAATGACTGTAACAATAGCCAGTCCGGGTGTTCTTACCCTGGGCATAAACCCAACCAATGGTGATGCGGTTGTCTTCCAAACCACTGGTACTTTACCAACCGGAATCACTGCCGGCACGGTCTATTACGTTATCAATGCCAGTGGAACAACCTGCAACATCTCAGCTACATATGGTGGTGTTGCTATCAACACTTCTGTCACGCAGTCTGGTGTTCACAAGCTAACGGTACGCGGTATACCTTTGACCAGCTTAGGCGGTGCCAACGGGGTTCCTATCATTCAGAATCTAGTGTTTGTTTCAGACGCCAGCCGGTTTGTATTTGCTTTTGGGTGTAATGCCTATGGGTCAACTGTGCAAGACCCTATGCTAATCCGCTGGTCTGATCAAGAGTCTTTGACAGACTGGGTATCTTCAGCAACAAACCAAGCCGGTGATCTGCGCTTGTCTCACGGCTCTAAGATCGTCACGGCCATGCAGTCTCGGCAAGAAATTTTGGTTTGGACGGATGCAAGCTTGTACTCCTTGCAGTATGTTGGCGCGCCATTGGTTTGGTCTTCTCAATTGGTAGGTGACAACATTTCAATTGCCGGCCAGAATGCCGTGGCTTATGCAAACGGCGTGTCTTACTGGATGGGCGTGGACAAGTTCTACAAGTACGATGGCCGCACTCAAACACTGAATTGTGATCTCAGAAAGTTCATTTACGGCGATATTAACCTTTTGCAAAAGGATCAGTTCTTTGCCAGCACCAATGAAGGATTCAACGAGATTTGGTTTTTCTACTGCTCAAGCGGCTCAAACACAATTGACCAATATGCCGTGTATAACTACTTTGAAAATGAAGGCAAAGGAGCCTGGTACTACGGCACCATGGTTCGCACGGCTTGGATTGATAGCGGCCTAAGAGACTATCCAGTGGCCGCTACATACGATGGATCGACTGGCAACTTAGTGAACCATGAGTATGGCGTGGATGACAACTCCACAGGAACCACATTGCCAATTGAGGCTTACATCATCTCTGCCGAGTTTGACTTGGATGATGGAAATAACTTCTCATTCATTTGGCGAGTTCTACCCGACATCAGTTTTGCCGGATCAGAAGCCGCATCTCCAACGGCAACCATGTACTTATTGCCAATGCAGAACTCCGGCTCAGGATATAACAGCCCGGCATCTGTAGGAGGCATTAGCAGCGCCGCAATTACCCGTACTGCCATATTGCCGATTGAGGAATTTACCGGTCAGATCAATACCAGGGTGCGTGGGCGCCAGATGGCCATGAAGATAGAGTCAACAGCAATTGGCGTCCAGTGGCAGCTTGGCTCTCCGCGACTGGATATTCGCTCGGATGGAAGACGCTAATGACTTTGATTGTTACTACAACATCAGAGCTTCAACGCATTGCCCCGCCTGCATTGCCGCAAGCCTCAGAGGAATACAGCCGACCCTATCAGGATCAACTAAACAACGTGATTCGTCTGTATTTAAACAGGATTAACACCTTAGTTGGCCAGATTCAAGCGGATAAAACAATATTTCCTGCCCTTACTGTTTACACCGTAGCCACCCTACCAAGTGCCGCCACTTCAGGAGCTGGCGCTAGGTCATTTGTGTCTGATGCTCTAGCTCCGGTGTTTGGATCAACCGTAGTAACTGGCGGCGCGGTAAAAACACCCGTATATTCAGATGGAACAAATTGGAAAGTAGGATGAACTTTATAGAACTCCTAAACAAAGTTGGTAGAGTCGCCCGCCCGGCTCACCATGAGTTTGTGCCCATCGAATCCATGGAGGAACGGTTTGAAGAATCCTGCTTTGACTCCCTGGATATGCTGATGATTGGCATGTACATGGCTGAAATCTATGACATCGACGATGAGATAGCCAAAGAGCTGAACCCTGAGACAGTCCAGGAAATGTATGACCTGGTTCAGCTGCACAAAAAGCGCGATCCTGAATCTATGGAATGGGCAATGGAGCTCATTAAATGATTTACCTCACCGACTACCGCACTGCCTACTCCAGCCATGTTGAGCTGATGGAAGACATCACCTACCCCCAAAGGGTTCATTGGTTCCCGGAGACCTATAAGCGGGCGTCGACTGGAATGTTTTATGCGCCTCACCGCGTTGCCGAGAAAGTGCTGGACCCGGAATTGGTGACGCAGCTGCGGGAGAATAAGGTTGGCAAGACTGCATTTATTCTTGCTTCCGGGAATGCCCACTTTGCTGGTATCAATCCCCGCGCCAAGGGGCCAACCCAGCTTTCCTACGAATACAAGTTTCTGCCGTTCACTCTAACTCAGGTATATGCCGGGCGAACCGCTCAGGCCCTGGGTGCTACAGACCATATTGTGACCGACTCAACAGCTTGCGCATCCAGCCTAAAGGCGCTGATGGATGTCCAGACCTTGATAATGATGTATGGGTTTGATCGGGTCATCGTTCTGTCTGTAGAGGATGCAGTATCCAATTCGGTGCTGGAGTTCTTCGGTGAAGCCAAAGCGTCCTTGACCCTGAAAGATGAGCAGGATGGGGTTTTGCCGTCTGCGTTTGATGAAAAAAACCACGGCTTCTATGTTGGTCAGGGTGCAGTCTTAGCGGTGTTTGATTCTCCTAAAGTTGTCTTTGCCAACAAAAGCAACTACCCTGCGGCATCTTTGCGCGGTGCCTATACGGCTAGCGAAGAATGTCCCAATGCCATAGGTCAGCGGGAAGATGGCCAGGGGTTTGTGCGCGCAATTGAAGGCGCCTTGACTGTGGCCAAAGACCGGGCGAGCCGGATAAAACTTGTCAAAACCCATGGAACTGGTACGCTCAGTAACAACAAGGCCGAGAAGACTGCTTTGTTGTCGACGTTAAAAGACTTTGTCGCAACGTCATACAAGGCTAAAATCGGCCATACTATGGGCGCCAGCGGGCTGCTCGAGACATGTTTGCTGCTAGACGACCTCAAACGTGGCGTTGTGCCCAAGATTGAAAACCGCACAACACATGACACTCAATTCTTATCCCATGATGTATCAGACCCTGGTGGTTTGATACTCAGCTTGGCGGCTGGTATGGGCAACGTATATTCGGCAGCACTTCTGTCGTTGGAGATTTGATATGTCAGGAATGGTAGACAGCAAACAAAAACAGCTCAATAGCGCGGAGATCGTCAAGATCGCGCTAGATAACACCAGCTCAAAGATCCCTACTTCAGCCGCTTTTACAGCGGTCATGGCGGAGCTGGGCCAGCCTAATACTGACGTCAAGATCATGGGGAACACTTTATTTGTGCTCCACAAAGCTGACAATGGTCAAGGGTTTTTTAAAGCACTAAATGCAGATACCGCGCGCAACTTTGTTGAAAGCAGCAGGCAGTATGTGGTTTACGCCAAACAAAAGCAGGGCATAAAAGTCCTGGTTACAGAATTTGAAGATCCCGCAATCAGCACTTTGTTTCACGCTATTTCCAAAAAACCACCTATGCCAAATATGGGGTTTCAGGAATACAAGGTTTCACCTAGCGTAAACAGAATTGTTTTAAATCTGGGGTGACATATGGGTGCAGTAGCAGCAATAGTAGAAGCACCATTTAAAGCGGTTGAGGCTGTAGGTAAAGCCGTTGGCAACGCTGTTGAAGACGTTGGCAACTTTGTCAACAAGGAAATCATTCAACCTGTTGCAAAAACGGTAGAGAAGACCGTACAGGCCGCACTAGATGATCCAATTGGAACGGCGGCCAAAGTTGTAACTGCCATATATGCGCCAGAGCTTTTACCTTTGACTAACGCGGGAGTTGCCTTAGCTCATGGCGCTTCGCCAGAAGATGCATTGAAATCAGCTGCTGTAACTATGGTCACCCAAAATGTTGCGGAGGGTGTTGGTGACTATGTCAAGCCTGAAATGGCTCAGACATTTTCTAACCCAGCAGTGGCTAATGCGGCCACAAGCGCAACAGCCAATGTGGCGGCAGCTGTAGCTACCGGCCAGGACCCGACGCAAGCATTGATATCGAGCGCTTCTGGCTCTGCGGCTGGCGCTATTGCCCAAGAAATCCCTGGCTTTGATGACCTATCTAAGACTCAGAAGAATGCTGCTGTCTCCGCAATCTCTGCAACTATTCAGGGCAAAGATGCAACCCAAGCGGTTATCAATCAAGCAATTGCTGATGGTATCGACGCGGCCAACAAAGCCGTTCATCCAGATGCTGCCTACCAAGACCTTCTTAAGACCAACCCCAATATTGATACAGAGACTCTACCCAACACGCCTGCAACTACTACAGACGAGTTGAATCAAGAGTTGTTCCCAGCCGACACCGGGGCAGAAACTGCGCCAATCACAACACCAGGAACAAGTGTGGTTCAGGATGTTTTAGCTCCGGCCACAAGCGATACAACTCCAGCATTGCCAACCCCGGATTTACCAGTCCCGCAGACTCCGCCCTCGGCAACAGAGACTCCAGCGGCAGAAACCCCTGCGCCAAAAGAGCCCGCTAAAGAAACTCCGGCAGCAGATCAAGGGTTTGACAATGCTGCGCTTAACGACTTTTACCAGTCGATTGGCTTAGACCCCGAGTCCATCACAAAAGCGTCTGCAATGACCGACGACCCGCTGGAGATGTACTCTCAAGCGTATGACGAACAATTCATGCGGGATTACTACAAGTCGATTGGTATTGACCCGGATTCAATTAGCCCGGCCTCTCCAATGGAAGAAGACCCGCTGGCATATCTGAACCCTGATCCCATCGGAGCTTCACAGAAGTCTTTGGGCCAAATGGTTAAGTCATTCATACCGGCAAACGTCAACATGCCTGACCGTAGCTCAATCATGCCGCTTTTGCAAAATGCAGCGCTCTATGGTGGTGCTGGCGTGGCTATCTCATCGTTACTAGATGAAAACGGCAACCCGGTTACTTCAGAGCCTGTACCTGAGCAGAGCTTCTATTGGAATCAAATGGCTCCTACCGCTCCAGAAGATGGCGTGGCTTATGGAGAATCTCAGTTAAATCCCTACTATGCAGCACAGGGCGGGTTAATGTCATTAGCGCGCGGTGGCATCTCTACCCTGGGCGGTTACTCGGACGGCGGTAGATTGCTCAAGGGCCCTGGTGATGGTATGTCTGACAACATCCCGGCAATGATTGGCCGCAAGCAGCCTGCCAGGTTGGCAGATGGCGAGTTTGTAGTCCCGGCTGATGTCGTCTCTCATCTTGGTAACGGCTCAACAGAAGCTGGCGCCAATGTTCTGTACAAGATGATGGAAAAGGTTAGACGCGCTCGAACCGGAAACGTCAAGCAGGGCAGACAGATCAATCCCACTAAATTTATTCCCTCATAAGGAAAGACCATGGCACTCTTATCTTCTTCAGGCTTAACAGACGTCCCGTCTTCAGCCAACGTCACGGGCCCATCAGACTATTCAAGACCGTTTACATCTGATGTATTGGCCAAAGGGCAGGCGCAATTAAATGCACCTATGCCTCAGTACCAGGGCCAGTTAACCGCTGGTACTTCCGGCTTGCAAAGTGACGCTTGGAAGGGATTGTCCAATCTGACTCTGCCGTCAACAATGACCACGGCTGGGAGCAACTTACTTGGAATTGGTCAACAAGCTCAAGGGGCGTCTTACACGCCAGCCGGATCAGACTTTACCTCTCAGTATGCCCAGCAATACATGAACCCGTATTTGCAGGCATCCCTTAATCCTCAACTGGACGAAGCTCGACGTCAGTCATTGATCACCCAACAAGGCAATGCAGCCAAGGCTACTTCGCAAGGTGCTTTTGGTGGTTCAAGACAAGCTTTGATGGATACAGAGACTCAGCGAGCCTTGGGCACAAACTTGGCTAACATCACCGGCCAGGGCTACAACACAGCTTATAACAATGCTCAGGCCCAGTTCAATGCTGACCAAGCGCGCAAAATACAAGAGGCCCAATACGGCGCTGATCTAGGCCTGAAAGGATTGACAGCCGCTACTTCGGCTAATCAGGCGGCAGGTAATATTGGTTCGCAACAGGCCCAGTATGGATTGCAGAATTTGCAAGCTTTAGCTACAGCTGGCAATACTCAGCAAGCCCAGAATCAGGCCGCACTGAATGCCCAGTACAACCAGTATCTGGATCAGCGTAACTACCCATCGACCATGCTTTCAAACCAAGCTGCTCTCATTAAAAATGTTGGCGGACAACAGATTGCTACTTATGGAGCCAAACCAAGCTTCTTGCAATCAGCAGTTGGTACGGCAGCTGGTGTTGCTGACCTTATCAAGAACCTTACGGCATCTGGCAAGAGCGTTCCAGCAATTAACAGCATTCTTAAATCAATGGGTATCAATCCATCCACGCTGGCGCCAAGTATGACTGCAACTCACCAAAACACAGTTGATGCCAATGGCAATCCGGTAAATCCAAGTGGTGGAGATACAGTTGTCAATGATCCATTAGGCGGAGATTACGGTTCTGTATACGGTACGCCAGAAGAACAACAGTCTTGGAATGACTGGAACAATTATTATTCCAATCAAAATACTGACAACTCCACAAACAACTACCCAGGTGGCGACACCTACACCGGGCCTTGATTATGAAAAATTCGGTAAAGGAAAACCATGGCTACTGAACCACTAAATCTCATCCAAGTTCAATCTAGGTTGCAAGACCCGCTGACGGTTACCAACCAGGATTTGCTGAAGTACGCCAATGGGGGTAACCCAGAGGTACCGTCATTCCTTGCCCTGATTGAGATGAATCGACGCAAGCAAATTGAGGACACAACGGCGCAGTTCCAAAGCGCCAATGTCCCGTCTGTTAAAGATCAGCTGGCTCAGTCATTGATCAGTCCGACCATGACCGGCGGCAACAGGATGATCCAGGTTAATCCGACCGATGCACCTACCGGGATCATCAACCCCACCCATATGTCTCAGCCCGCTCAACCTACGGCTAATCCATTTGGAATGCCTCCCCAAGTTAATATGACTGCGCCTCCACCGGTTCCGCAGCCTCCTCCTACTCAAGCTGCAAGGGGCGGTCTTATGACTCTACCCGTGCGCCATTTCAATTCTTCCAGCTATGCAGGCGGCGGCATTGTGGCGTTTGGCGATCCAGAATTGAACCCAGATGAAGACCAGATAGTCAAAGACCGCGCTGAATATATTGCCCGGCATTCAGGACGACCACCGGCTGATGACACCGAGGCGGTTAAAGACTTGCTGACCGGCAGAACAAAAACCAGCGGCCAGACATCAGGGGAAGACAATCAGCCGTCCTCCAGTGATATGACAAGGCTCATGGTTGATCAAGCCAAGAAGTCGCAAGTTAGTGCGCCCGAAAGCAAAGGCGGCCCAGATGCGTCTTACGATATCAAGGATAGCGGCGTTTCTCCTGCTACCAATTTGCCGTTGTACACAGAAAAAAATCCCAACTTGCGCGGCCCGCACGTTAACCCGGTTGAAACACCTGCCCCGGTTTACGAAAGACGATTTGAGGAAAACAAGCCGGAATCGGGTTTGCCATCTATGCTCAAACCACTGGCAATTTCAAAGCCAGAAGACCTGAGCAGAGAACAAGCCTACGCCGGTATCAAGGAAAGCCAACGCATGGCTGGAGTCTCACAAGACCCCTATGCCGACGTTAAGAAGCGTCAGGATGCCTTGGAGGCCAGACAGTTGGCCGAGTATGAGCAAGGCGGCATTGACCGACTCATTGCCCAAGCTACGGCATTTGCTACCGCTGATCCAGCCAAAGGATTTGGTGTTGCTGCCGCACAAAGCTCTGCGGCATCGCGCGCTTTGGAGAAAGAACAGAACGCCTTGCGTACCCAGCAAGAGACTGCGGCAATCACGGTTCGTACCGCTATGGCCAAGGAGCAAGATGCTCATGCGCGCGGGGATGCAGCTGCTATCGAGTCATCTGTTGCAGAACGCCAGAAAGCCCAAGCTGAATTTGCCAAACTTGTTCAACAACAGAACAAGATTGAGATTGACATGGCCACCATGCAAAACACGGCACAGCACTACAAAGATCAGGCCGATATCCAAAAAGAATCCAACCGGATTACAGATTCATATCACCAGGGCTCTCTTACGCTGGAGCAGGCTAAAAATCAAGTGCAGGCAGCATTGGCTCAAGGTCAGCTTGACTATCATGTGGCCAAACTTGTTATTGACAAACTCGAAGCTGAGAACAAGGCAACTCACTTGATCAATGAGGGCCAGTACTGGAGAGGTATGGTGGCTTATCACAACACCATGGCCGGAATTGCCGAGGACACCAGGCCAAGTAAAGAAGACAAAGTACTGACAGCAGTTCAAAAACTGGTGGAAGCTGATCCGACCATAAAACGCTTAGCAGAAAGAATAACTAAAAACGAGATAAAGATCGGCTCAGAAGAATATGCCACCATAATGGAGGAAATGCGACGGATTTCTATACCTTTTTATAAAGACCACAAGTTGACTCCTCCTGAGCCAGCCAACTTTCCAAAACCGCCGCCTGCCCCAGTCAAAAAAGAATTCCATCTCAGCGATTTAAATCCTTTTAAGCCCGCTGCTCCTGCTACAGTTGATACCAGCGGATTTAAATATATTGGCAAAGATGAAATGGGGCACTAATGACAACGCGTTATCGAGTCCAAGGTCCAGATGGTGCGATCCATGTTCTTGAAGGGCCGGATGATGCATCCCCCTTACAGATAGAAACATTTGCCGCCCAGACAATAGGCAAAGCCGCCCAAAAGCCGGCTCCCGAACCGGGCTTGCTATCTGCTCTTCCTGTGGCAAAGCCTGTTGTAGCTACCCCAAGCCCAGACGCTAACGTCATGGGTGGGGATGATATTTGGTCAACTATTACTCAGCCAGTTGCTAAGACAGAGCCCAAGAGCATCATGGAGGGCTTTAAAGGCGCTCCTCCTGAAGTTGATTATGCAGAGAACTTGCGGGCAATGCAGCGCAGTGAAAGCCCTGATTCGGTCATGTATAAGTTTGGCCGTGCCAAGCAAGAGACAGATCAGCAAGTTGAGCTGGGCAAGCAGAAAATACAAGAAGTCCAAGACCAGCGTGACAAGTTGCGCGCTGCCGCAAAGAATGAGAGCTACGGGTTTACAGACTTTGCCAAAGATAGCGGCTTGGATTTAGCCAAGGGAACCTCTGGTTTACTTGAATCCTATGTTGGTTTGCTTGATATTACCTCCTTTGGAACTGCTGGAAAAGTGTTAGGCGATATGGGGTATGACCCTCCAGCCGTTAAAAAATTCCTTGATGGGTTTCAATCCATTACTAGAAAAAATGCTGATGCCAATGTGCAAGAGGCCCAAGGATTTATAGACAGCCTGTGGGCAATTGGCGTTAATCCAACTGCAATGGTTGGAAGTATTGTTGGGTCTTTACCAGGCACCGTTGCATCAGGCGTTGGCGCTGGTCAATTTGTAAGATTTTTGGTAGGAAAAGCAACGGTTGAAGCAACGGCTCTTGGTTTAGAAGGAGCAGCCGCCCAGGCTTTTATCACCAACAAAATCAAAGACCAGACTTTTAAGATTGCTGCTGCTGCTGGCGCATCAGAAGGTCTTCAAACAACCGGTTCAATTGCCGAGGCCGGACGCCAAGCTGGAACTGATTGGAGCGACTATGTTGTTCCTGCTATTGCCGCCGGTCTGGGCACCACTGCTATATCAATTGCTTCTGGAAAGATTGGCCAGAAGTTTGGCATTGGAGATATTGAAACTAATATTGCAGCACGTTCACAAAAAATCAAAGGAATTGGCCAGGGCGAAGGAGCCTTTGTTTCCAAGTTTCTTAAAGAAGTTGGCAAAGAAGGCTTCTTGGAAGAGATGCCACAATCTGCTCAAGAACAGATATTTCAAAACCTTGCTACCAATCGACCATGGGATGAGGGTATTGGCGCTGCTGCCGCCCAAGGCCTGGTTGCTGGATTGGGCATGGCTGGCGGTCACTCTGCCGGAGTAGCGGCTTTACAAAGGACTTCATCCACCATAGACAAAATGGCGCCTAATTTTGCGTTGTCTCGCGCAATGCAGGCGGATATGAAAGATCGGCAGTTTTCTCCTGAAGCTATTCGACAAGAGGCCGTGCGCCGTCTTCGTCCTGACCAGGCCCAAATGCAACTGGAGCCAGAAGCTGGCATCACATCTTTGCGCCCAACTGTTGAGCCAGCGCCGCCGGAGAAGCCACTTCCCCCCGGCGAGACATTCCAAGTTACTTTGCCAGATGATATTCGTAATGGCATTCAAAGTGGCGTGGCGTCTATTGACCCAGATACGCGTGATTTTTATGCATTGCAGTTAGAAAGAAAGCTTGCCAAAAACGGCACACTGACTTGGCAAGATATTCCGCAAGAGTTAAACAACTCTATGGACACGGTGGAGTTTGGCGCTTTGAGATCAGGCATAACTCTCAATCCAGAGGCGGCAATTGCACTGGTTCGCGGCGATCAAAATGTCACTTCCGAAGCTGCGCCACCGGTAGCCGAAGTAACTCCTGTCTCCGCTCCGCAAGAACCTACAGCTGGCCCAGCTACTCCAGCTGCCGTCGAAACTCCAACCGAAGAGCTGGCCAGACAAGTCCTGCCTGATGAGTCTCAGGACTATGAGGCCATGATCAAGGAGCTGGAAGCTCAGATGGAGGGTAAACCCGCACCCAAGGCGGAAGAGCCCAAAGCTGAAGAACCTGTAACCACAGGGCCATCTGCTCCGACCGGCGGCCCTGCTGCGCCCGTCAAAGTATCGGAACCAGAAACTCCTCCGGTCAAGCAAGTCTTTGAAAAATCCAATCAGTTGATGAACGAAGAGGTTGCAAAGATTGATTCGGCTGAAAAGTTGGCGGTTGAATACGCAAACATTAGACACAGAAAGAATCCTCTCTCTGTTAATTCGCAAACAGATGCTGTTGCTATGCAAGGGGTTTTCCTGGAAAGATTTGCGGACAACCACCCTGAAAAAGCAGCCGAGTTTGCAGCTGAGTTAAAAGCCGATCCTGAAAAGTATTCTGACGTATCTGGTATTTCTCCAGACTCAGTAAGAGCGGTAGGCTTACGGATTGATAAGCGTCTTGCGTTTAACAAAGAACAATCCGCAAAAGCCCCAGAAACCACAGCTGGCCCAACCGTTCCAGTAGGCGGCCCTGCTGCACCCACAAAAGTAGCCGAGCCAGAAGCGCCAGCAGAAGTCGCTGCGCCGGGCGAAGAAACAACACAGGCCGTTTCTGAAATAACTGAGCCAGAAGCGCCAGCTGAACCTATAGAAAGCGGCTTACCTAAACTTCCCGCCGGAGAATACAAGCCACGGGATCAGTTTCAGCACGAAGGAAGAACGTGGCAAGTTAGCTCTGTACTTCATACAGGTAAAGGTTTGGAGGCTAATACTGTAGACAAAGGAAAATTTGTTCGTCAGCGTTTTGATATTGCCGCCAAGGAAGTTCCAGCAGAAGAGAAGCCTACCGCCGGACCAGCTGGCGTCGACACTACCACTGTTACAGTCAAACCCGAAGAGCCAACAGGTGGCCCCGCTGCCCCAGCCGGACCTAAAGAACCCAAAGCGCCAAAGGTAAAGCTTTCTGAAGAAGAGAAAGCAAAGGCGGCAGAGGAAAAAGTTAAAGCCGAGGAAGAGAAGGCCAAAGCCGCAGAGCAAAAGAAAAAGGCCGAGGAATTCAACAAGCAGCCCATGAAGGTTGCCATGGAAGCTGGCAATGCTGATGTTGTTGCGTCTATCCTGCACGGGAACGCTGTGGCTGAAGACATGATGCCCGTCATCTTCCCTGATGAGATGCTGTTACGCATCCCTGTCTATTCAGGGGATCTATCAAAGATTGAAGCGGCGCTGGCTAAGAACGGGTTCCGCATTACTGATCGGTCAGTTTCTTCAACTACAGACGATCCATCCTATACAGGCCCTGAGCGTGTAACTATTTCCGCGCTTTACAAGCCTGAGAAGGTAAGTATCCAGGGTGGTGGTGCGGAGTTTTATGGAAACCGCAAAGACAAGGTTACCGCTCCTCCAATACCTAGAGATGCTACAGACGCCCAAATCACCAAGATGTTGGCGGCTGTGTCCAAAGACATCCTGCTTGACATCAATTCAAATCCAGACAACTCGTTTGGAACAATGATGTACAAAGAGGGCATTGTGAGCTATGTCTTGCCTGCGTCCGACTACATGCTTGCAGCCATCAAAGAAGCCCGACTTGTTCGTGTATCTGAAAGAACAGGTAGCCGACAGGCTATCAAGATGGCTTTGGAAAACGGTCAACAAGATGAAATCCAAAAGCTTTTACAGGGTTATGTTGATGCGCTTCAGGGCCTGCAAAAGGTCTTTGACTCTCACGCCCGTATAGGTGACTTAGACCTTGCGCTAAAAGAAAAGTACGTCAAAGATGAAAGCCAAAGCTCGTCAGCGTTCAAGTACACGCAAGATGGACTCGATCTCCGCAGCAAGCTAAAAGCCAATAACTTGCCCGCACTCTTTAACAAGATGTACCAGTTGTTTGGGGCAAATGAAGATTCCACTGACCAGACTAACCGCGTCATCAAGAAGGAAACTGAAGTGCCACCAGAGCTGGGCAACATTGTCCGCCGTGGTATGCGGGATCACCGCCAGGGCCGTGACGTTGATGTCCAAGACTTTGTAAACACGTTTGGCCTATTTCCCGGTGGTGTTGATTTTGGTAACTGGGTTAACCAGTCCGAGCGCGCGGCTCACTTGAATGCTATCTATGACGCCATGTATGACTTGGCGGATGTTTCTGGCATTTCTCCAAAGATGCTTGGACTGGGCGAGAAGCTCAAGATGGCCATTGGTGCCCAGGGTAAAGGCGGCAGAACTGCTGCCCACTACATTCCTAAGCTAAACGAAATCAACCTTACCAAAACCAAAGGCGATGGATCACTTGGCCATGAGTGGCAGCACGGCTTGGACTGGAATCTTCAGCAAGAAGCCAATGGCAAAAAACTGATGGCGGGCACGGTTGAGGCCCTCAAAAACACAATAGATGCTGAGACAGTAGAAAACAATCTCAAGGCCATTTTGCGAGATGTTGCCAACAGCGCAGATAACCGCAACATGCCGCCCAAGAAAGCGTTCTTTGCTGCAATTACAAACCCTAACTATTATTCCCAAGCGCCAATCTTTAGGGACTCGTACAAACAGACTCAGTACCTTAGAGATGCTCGGGCGTTAGATGAAGCAGAGGGCAGAAGCCCGGCTTATTGGAGCTCCAACGTCGAGTTGTTGTCTCGCGCATTTGAGTCTATGTTGTTTGATATGTCTAAGGGCGGGTCACCATACCTTGTCGGCCCCACAGTTGCTGATGGATACATATCAAAGAAAAACGGGTACGGTGGTACGTCTTACCCGGCGGGTAAAGAGCGCCCGGCCCTCAATGAAGTCTATAAGCAGATGCTCGACCAGATTGACCCAGAGACTCTGGAAGTCAAAACCTACAAGATGGACACCAAGATTGTCCAAGTGGAAGAGCTGGGCTATGCCGTCTTGGATCAGTACAACTTAGATTCTGGCTCTAGTGGCGGCCTGGTTTGGTTCAAAAACCAGAAGGAAGCTGAAGAAGCCAAAGCCCAACGTGACGGCCAAGAAAGAGTCATGACTCCAGAGGCCATGCAACTGAGCAAGGTCAATCAGCGCATCATTGACATGGCAAAGCGGGTTGATGCCATCATGGAAGAGATGGGTCTATTCAAATGGCCCGAGATTAAAAATGGCTCAATGTCTGAGTCCATGTTCTATCACATGCGTCAAGGATGGTGGCCAAAGAATAACCGTGAGCTGGCCGAGTACGGCATCAAAGCGTACTTGCAGAATCCAAAATTGCTTGGCTTTGACCCCGCCAAAGATCAGCGCGAAATAGATAAGTACAAGATTGCCGACTTTGAGGGTGACCGCGTCAAACTTAAGCAGACTCAAGAAGACTTTGAGGCCGCAGCCGTGCGCTATGTTAGCCAAGTCATTACTGACATGAGAGCTGAAGGCTCAGATACAAAGGCTGTCTATGAGCACATTGTTGGCCTGTATCAAACTCAGCCGACATTGGATGTTCAGTCTGTCCTAAGCAAAACAAACAACGCCTACTCCACGCCCCTGCCTATTGCTTTCCTGGCCGGTATGCTGGCAAAGGTTAAATCCACCACTACGGTCTTGGATCCAACGGGCGGCAATGGAATGCTGGTAGTGGCAGCCAATCCACAGAACGTCACCACAATCGAGCTTGACCCTCACCGCGCTCTAAACATGGAGCTGATGCAAATTGGCAACGTGATCGAGGGTGATGCTCTTGAGAAAATCAATGACTTAAGAGATCAGGAAGTTGACGTAGTCTTGGCCAACCCGCCGTTTGGCGCCTTGTCAACATCAGAAAATATCCCGTCTTGGACTGGTCAGAGCTACAAAATTGGAGCACTGGATCAATTGATCGCGGCTAAGTCTTTGCGGGCTATGGCCAACAATGGCCGTGCTGTATTGATACTTGGAGCACACCCTAAAGCCGGGACAGTAACCTCCACAGACCGTGTATTCCTGAATTGGCTATATGGCAACTACAACGTAGTAGACCATTTTGAGATCGCTGGCAACTTGTATCGTAAGCAGGGCGCGTCTTGGCCGTTGCGCGTCCTAGTTATTGCCGGTAGAAACCAAACGGAAAACGCTTATCCAAGTGATTTCAACATCAATCGGATAACTACATTTGATGAACTTTGGAGCAGATATGTTCAAACCAGTGATCGTAGCCAAGAAGTCGTGGTGGGTACCGGAAAGAAACAGCCAATTACTGGCGGTGCAAATCGACCTGCCGGAGGAGTACCAACAGGCGGTACGCTGGAAAATGGAGAGCCTAGCGGAGGAGTGGGGGCTGGAGAGGGCGCTGGCGTCGGCGAACAACTACCTACAACAGGACGGGGCGCTGGCGCTGCCACAACCGGCGGACGAGGAGCAGCTGGTGCAGCTGGTGCTGGAGAACAGCAGCCGGATATCGGAAAAAATAAACGAGGGGGATCCAATACTGGCCAAGCCGGCAGCTCAGAAAGAGGCGCTGATAGCGGTAGAGGATCAGAAGCTGAACTGGGAGGACTTTCTGACCTAGACCTGGATTCAATCTTTGATGAACTAGGTAAACCAGAAAAAGTTAAGGGCGGCCCGCGCGCGCCTCGAGGTGCTCCAAAAGAGCCAGGCGCTCCAAGGGCTCCAAGAGCGCCAGCAGTCAAAGGCCCAACAGTTATTCCAAAAGAGCTGGAAGGATTGGGACTAGAGTCATTGTTGGATGAATTAGATGTTGCCCTGAACGGCAAGGCTCCTGAAGTAACCAAAGAAACTACGCCAGAAGACAGTCAAGAGCGCCTGGACAAGCAAGCCAACGAGGCTATGGGTCGCATTGCTCAGAACACCAAGAACACCAGCGACGACCCTAACAGCGGTCTTTACTCAAGAAAGGGTGATCAGGAGTACGCCAACGTGCAGCCAATCATCCAGAAGGTATGGAATGCTGTTGGTGAAAAGGTTAGCGACGTATCTCAACGTATCAAGCAAGTCTATTCTTTGCTGGTTACCAAGTTTGGTGACGCCATCAAAGCCCACCTACGCACGTTTGTTGATAGCCTGCGCTCAGTGGTACAGCGTCGTCCTAAGAACCAGACCCCCGTCCAAGCGGAACCTATTGATACTGAATCCCGCGTTGTCTACCTTGGCAAGTCGCGGTTCTCCAGCGATGGCATCTATTTGCCGCGCGCGCAGTCTCAACACGCTTACTCAGCCTTGGAAAGACTGGAAGCCCAGGTCGGTGCCATTGATGAGTTTGTGGCCAACGAGCTTGGATATCCGTCAGTTGAGAAAATGGCCAAAGGTTTGGCCGGGTATCAGATAGACGGCTTGGCTCTGGCCATTCAGGCCAACAAGCTTGGCAAGGGCTTCATCATTGGCGATGACACCGGTGTGGGCAAAGGCCGTGCAGCAGCCGCCATGATTGTCTGGGCTAAGAAGAATGGAAAGATCCCGATCTTTGTAACGCTCAGTGACTCCTTGTACACCGCGATGTATGAGGATTTGAGCAACATTGGCCATGAAGACATCAAGATCGGCATGACCAACAATGAATCCATGATTCAAAAGAACATTGGTAATGGCCAGACTAAGGTTGTGTTTGAAAACAAGGGTAAAGCTGGCCCAGACCTCATGTCCTACATCGCCAAGAACGGTGAGCTGCCCAAGGGTATGGATGTCTTGTTTACAGCTTACTCTCAGCTCAATGGCGGAACAGGCTCTCCGGCAAGACAGGGAGCCATAGCCTCTTTGGTTGCCGCTGGCAAAGCCGTCTTGATCATGGATGAGGCTCATAATGCAGCTGGCATTCCAACTAACCCGGACTCTGTTGGCCAGAATGCTTTCTTTATGTCTTTGCTGACAGGTCAAAACTTGTTGGGCAAGGATAAAGACGCGCCAGAAGATTGGCAGCCACCTCCTGCTGTGTACTTGTCTGCGACATTTGCAAAGCGCCCAGACAACATGCCTTTGTACATCCATACCAACTTACGGTATGCGGCCAACACTCCAGAAGAGCTGACGGCCTTGTTCGGCAAGGGCGTGAAGACCGACGTCTTGCAACAGGTTTCATCTGAGATGTTGGTTGAGTCTGGCTCCATGTTGCGCCGCGAGAGATCGTATGAAGGCGTGAAGATGGACTTTGTTACAGACGAGGCCAATGCTCCGCGCGATATCAGGGAAGTCGACAAAGTCACAACCATCCTAAGAACATTGGTCAATGCTGATCGTGCGCTTAAAGATTGGCTGAAGACGCCCGGAATCCAAGAGCAGCTCATTACGACGTTTGGCCCACCCGGCTCAATGCTGGGAAAGATTGGCCCTACCGCGTTCACTGAGGCCAAGGCCAACATGTTCACCTCTGTGGTTCATAACTACATTGGAACCCTGCTGTTGTCTACCAAGACTCAAACAGCCGTAGACATGGTTGTGGACAAGATGAACAACAATGAAAAGGTTGTTGTTGGCTTGCAGAACACAAACGGCAGCGCGCTAGATGACTTTGTCTCCAAGAACGGTATCAAGATAGGTGATGAAATACCCAACTTTGGTTGGCAGACTCTTCTCCAGCGCGCCATTGACTCGACCAGAAAGGTCACGTTGAAGTCAGCCACCGGAAACAAGAAGGACAACATCAAGGTTGAAGTCCCATACTCGATGATGCCTCCATCTGTAAGGGCTGGCTACGACAACCTGGCCAACATGCTCAAAGACTTCCAGTCTGATTTGCCTGTGGCTCCTATTGACTACATGCGTACTCAGCTTGAGAGCAAGTATGTCTGGACAATCGACGGCAAGACTCATGTTGGGGATACACCTCCACCCGGAGTTAAGGCTAGACACCTGGTGGTCAGAGAAATTACCGGGCGCAATACAGCTGTAGATTACCGTGGTGATGTGCCTAAATACATGGCGCTGAATAACCCAGAACGGGTTGCCATGATCTCCTCATTCCAAAACGGTGAAGACTCTCAAAATGGGCCAATCGACGTATTGATCATTAACTCTGCTGGCGCGACTGGCATTTCGTTACATGCATCTACCGAGGCCTTTGACCAGCGTCCACGCCATATGGTGGTGCTCCAGCCTCACGGGGACATCAGCGTCTTCATCCAGCTGCTGGGTCGTATCCACCGCACAGGTCAGGTTGAATGGCCGTCATTCACCATGCTGGCTACCGGCATCCCTGCCGAGAGACGTATCTTGGCCATGCTGCGTAAAAAGCTGTCCAGCTTGAAGTCCAACACTTCGGGCGGCTCTAGCAGCACCAAGGTAAACGGCGTCGACTTCATCAATAGATATGGTGACGTTGCAACTGCTGAATATCTGAACGAACACGCTGATATCCGCGAGTTCTTGGGTCAGCCTTTGTTTGGTGATCCCGCAGAACAAGCTGGAACAGACTTGGCTCACAAAGCTTCTGGCACTGCCGGACTCTTGTCTTCCGCAGATCAGCAGGAGTTCTTTGACTCTATTGAGGCCAGCTACTTGGCTGAGATCGAGCTGCGTAACTCTACAGGCACCAATGCTTTAGAGCGCCGCGTGATCCCTCTTAACGGTGAGATGATCAAGGAAAACCTGATCGAGGAAGGATTGGATAGCTCCAACCCATTCCTGACTGATGTGGTGATGGCTCAGTTGAATGTGGACGTTATTGGTTCTATACCAACCAAGCAAAACATTGACGATGATATTGCCCAGGCTCTAAACGGTCGCACTGCCCAACAGGTCGTAGAAGAGATTGACACTGATCTCAATACCATCTTTGTCGAGGTAAGAAACCAAATCATCTTAAAACAGCAAGCTTTGGCTGCATCAATTGCCGCACCTGACGCCACTGAAAAAGACGTTGAAGTACTGACCAAGCAAAAAGAAGCCCTGGACTTGCAGTTTGCTACCCTTGGTGAGCGCCGAGAAAGAACACTGAGCGCCCTGAGAAACCAATACCCAATCGGTATAGGCTTCGAGTCGTTCATGCTCAACAGTGTTCCAGCAAGCGCGGTTGTTGTTGGCATTAAGGTGGACAAGGCCAGGATTGGAAAGTCCAAGACCGGCAACCCATATTCACCATCCAACTTCCAAATCATCTTCAAGCGCAACATCCCAGAGGGACGGGTTGCCCCTACGCTGGCCACTTTGGAAGGCCCAAGCATTGACCAAAGCTCACCATGGCGCAATCCTCCGCTGGATAACTGGTTTGCTCTCAAGTCAGTAACTGGTGGTCGTACTACTCGCTATATCGCTCTTGGAAACATCCTGAGAGCAGCGCAGTTGTTTGACAAAGACGGCGGTGAGATTGCTAAGTTCACCCTCATGAACCAGCAGGAACCAGTCTCTGGCGTAATCATGCCTGCCAAATACCAGCCTGTGGCCATCAGCGCGCAGCCGGTAAGGTTACGCAATCCAAATGCTGCGGTGCAATACACACTGTCCGCTTGGCAAAAGATTCTCCAGAACAAGTACGACAGTACTCAAGTGGAAGAGTACAAACAAATAATAGACCAGCTGCAACCGCTGCTCTTGCCAAATCTTCCTGACTTCCAGACGTTTGTTGATCTGCAAAAGGCCAGCTATACAAACATTGTTATCCGTGGCACACAGGGCATCTGGACTCTGTCGCTGGATAACTACAGGCCTGACGGGTTCAGGCTCTCTGTCGCGGGCGATGCGCCTAAAAAGTTTGTTACATCCATCAAAGACGTCCCTATGGCTAAGAAGGGTGGACGTTATGAGATGACTGGAAGGGAAAACATATCAGACCCAGCAAAAATTGCTTCGCTCATCAAGCTTTTGCACAAGACTTACCCAGCTACCGTGGAAGCTGACTTTGGTCAACTTGCCCGCGATGTGATGAAAGTTGAGTTTGACGACAGCGAGTCAAAGAAAGGTATGTTCTCTCGCACAGTTGCAGAGGGCGGCCAAAGCATTGAGGATGTCAAGTCCCAGATCATTCCGATCAAAGGCATCACAATTAACGTCGTTCAATCTTCGGATGAGCTGCCTGACGATGCCGCCCCATCTGATGTTGAAGGTGCTTGGTACTCAGGCACTACTGTCTACCTTGTGGCAGATAACCTACCAAATGCCAAGCGCGTTCAGGAAGTGCTGGCGCATGAGGCTGTTGGACATGCTGCATTGGAAGCAATGCTTGGCAAAGACTTGATGGCGGCCTTGGTCAAGAATGTCCAAAACTTAGAAAAGTCCTCACGCCTTGTCAAGCAGATCGCAGTTCAAGTAGACCAAACACAACCTGGCTTGTCTAGTGACCGTCGTGCTAAAGAAATTGTGGCCGTCATGGCAGAGCGCGGGCTCTATGGCACCTTGGTACAGCGCGTAATCCAAGCCGTGCGTAAATGGCTCAGAGCCGCCGGCTTCACGCTCAAGTTCTCAGATAGTGACGTTCTGGCTTTGCTCAAAAACGCAGAGAAGTTTGTTGCTGCCGCAGATTCCGTACCTAAGCTGCTTGGGACGCCAGAGCCTTTCTACTCTAAAAATTATAAGGGTGGCCCAGCTCCAGTGGCTCAGTGGTCGTCGCCAGACTCAACAATCATGGATTACGTTGAGTACAACTTGGCTGACAAGTATGTTGACCTCAAACATGCCATCAGAGAAATTGAGAAGAGCGCCGGGCAAATTGAAGAGAACTTTGACGCCTATACAAAAGAGACGTTGATGCACGGTAGGGCGTCAGAGGCCATACAAGATTTCCTGAACAAAGAACTTCTGCCCATCCTGAAGAATATGCGCGCGGAGAAAGTAACACTGCCCGAGCTGGAGGAATATCTCCACAACCGCCATGCCGAAGAGTA